CGCCTAGATCGCCAGACTTACGGAAAGCTGTATCTGCCTCTACGGCATCAATACGCTTTCCAATATTGTTGAAGTCACTCTCAGCATCGTTTAGCTTGGCGTTAACCAGACCGAGAGACTTCTTTAGGTCAGCAATCTCGTCATTTAGTGACTTGACTACTGATGTTAGATCGCTAAAGGCTGTTGTGATGCCGTCACGAATTTCAGCAACTGCTGCTGCAACGACATCCTCTGACTTAGATACCTCTTCAACAGACTTTTCTTTGTCTGCAGACTTATCCATTTCCTCCTCAGGATCTGAATCGCCGTTAACATCATCTTCATCCATGTCTTCAGACTTAACTGTCTCTTCGTCCATAGACTTCTCTTCCATAGTCTTGTCCTCAGAATAGGACTTTTCTACGGTGTCTTCGGTTGCGGTATCTGCCTCTGGAGCGACCTTTGCTTCTTCAACTACGTCGTCATTATTAACGACATCTTCAGTTGTTTCGTTCATAGGATCTTCCTCCTTCGTCATCTTAGAAAGATTAATGCCTTTAGCACTATCAACTAAGAACTTTATCATTTCTGTTTTCTCGTTGTCATTCTTTTCAACGAAACCAATATTCTTCATCGGAGTGCCATCAATAGGGCTTACCTCTACGTCTGAATCGGATACCTTTACGATACCGTTTGAATTATCCCAGAACACATTCTCAAACTCAGTGTCCAGGCTGTCTCCCTTAATCACATCTACACCATCAACCTTCTGTACTGAAAGAATGTTCGCAAACTGGTTTGCTGGGTTGTCTACAAGGGATAGCTCAATAAGGTCATATTCTTTAATAATGCGAATAGTCTTATCCATCTTCTCATCATAAGCATCTTCATACTTATTCATACGACCACCAATAGAAAAACCAGAAAGGGTACCATCCAGAACCTTTTCCCAAGTATCTTGAGCACCCTTTGAAACATATGCAGAAACATAAACACCTGTGTAGAACTTCTTGGTTTCAGAATCAAAGTACTTATCTTCCTTGAAGGAAACCATCTTGCCAACAGATAGTGGCTGGTGCATTTCACGAATGTTACCACGGAACTTGGCGAATGCTTTTAGAGATGCATCGGTAGTAACAATGTCAGACTGCTTATCAACGTTATCGAGTGTGGCAAATCCAGAAACGATGCGTCGTTCCTGATCTACCTTACTGAAGGGCATTGAGAGACGGACGTTGTCTCCCTCTGTGTCCCATTGAGCCTTTGATATAGTCATACTACCTTAATTATAATGTACGTTTTTATTAAATTGTTATATTTGTGTAAGAAACTATTATATCAGATTATTCTGAAGAATTTCCCTCACCTTGAGGATTTCTTCCAGAAGTTGTTGCTGGACCATCTGATTGATTGTTTGTACGCTCTGCATCTCTTTCACGATTGCCTGCTAAGTTAGCCCTAGCATCTGTAGCCTGACGTGAAGACATCTCAAATGGATCATCTCCATCTGGACGTTGTGGCAAGCCAAGAACTTCACGTGCCTCATTAGGAACCATGATCTGTGTCTTTACGTATCTCTCAAGAATCTGTGACTGAGTAACTTCATCTGTAAGAGTTAGTTCGTTGAACTTTAGCTCAAGGATGTCTGTCTTTTCCCTAATAATTCTGCCGATAAGCTTTTCAATATTTCTTTGCATTGGCCTAGCCACCTGCTCTTTAAAGGTACGGTCCTGAGCAAGTGCAGCTGCAATGTTAGAAGCGTCAGACCCACCAATCTTAGATAGTGGAACTTGGTGTGCAACTAGAATGTCGTCACGGTTGCGAAGCCTATACTCATTAAACGATGCCTCCTGGACACCATTCTCAATAGGTTTCATTTCAAACTCTACCTTATTTTGGTCAGTGTCTCCAGGCAGAGGAATGTATAGGGTTCTGTGTGACTGCCCCTTCAAGTTTGTCTGAAGGAATCTAAAGAGCTTGTCTTCGGCTTCAGAGGATAGCTTTGCACCCTTAAGAGTTACAACATATCGTGGCACAGCCTTGTTGCTAAAGTAGTCAATGTTGTACTGTGAGGCTAGCTGGTCTCCATGTAGCGATGACACAGCAGACATGATGTCTGGAATACCGTAGTAAGTGTTTAGTGGAGAGTATTGCTTAAAGTGAATAATCTCATTTGGACGTGGATCACCAGTAATTGGGTTTACATTCTTTGCCCCGAAGTTTCGGAAGTAAACAACCTTGTGACCAATAATCTGAACGTAACCATCCTTTAGTCTGCGAACACGCATAGTAGTAGATGGAATATGTCCAACATATCCGATCTGACCTAGGGTAGTTCTACCAATTTCTAGATACCCGTTTCCAGTTGCCTCGTAATCAGTTAGAACCTTCATCATTACATTTGTAAAAGACTCTTCGTCATTAAGGTTTTCGACCCAGTCACGAAGCTCAATCTTCATACGCTCAATACGGCGACGGGCCTTCTCACGTGCTGAGTCATTATCATTAGCTTCAATGGCCATCATTGTACGATCAGAAACGTGGAAGTCATACCCAAGGCCAACGATGTTCTCTACCTTAGCATCAATAGCTGCGTGGTTAGCAAATGATGTGTCGTAGAAGTTAGCCAATTCGTATAGATTCCAGGGTGGGGTGATAACATCAAACATACCATAACCATTACGATATACGCTTCCTGGGTTAATTTCTTTGGATCTGGAGCCATCGATACCACGGCTAACCGAGTATGCACTGTCAAGATAGAGTGGGCTATTTACATCTAGATCCTTTGGAATCTGAGTTTCATAAGCTTTTGCCATTCTTTCAGAACGACGCTTAAAGTTTTTCTCTATCCCAGCTAGGTTTTTTAGCTGATCCCACTCTTTATTAAAAGGGTCCTGTGCCTTAAAAATATCTTCCTGGTTTCCAAAATCTGGCAAACCAATATCTCTAATGTAAAGTTCTTCTGACATTAGCCTTCATCTCCATATAGCCTTAGTGTATCCTGGGCTGCCTTAACTGCACCAAGGTCATTGAGGTTTGGGATTAGACCTTGCTTCATTCTGTCTACTTGTTCTGAATATTCTTCATCTGTTACCCTTCCCATTCCTGGAAAGAAGATTGGCTTGCCGTTAGGCTCACCGTGATGTGCTGCAGCTTGGCGAAGCTTATGCAGCTGTATTTCGTCACCCCTATGGGACGGAATGTTTAGGATGTTTCCCTCACCATCCGTAAACCATTTACCGTTTTCTCTCTGCCAAACATAGATACCCCAATCATAGTTTTTATCTAGGACTGTTACCTTTGAATTACCAATTTGATTGAGATTTTCCTTATTCATAACCAATAGTATACCATACTATACGGCTTGATAGGTATTAGTCTTCCATGAAACATTTTGATAGAACTTATAGGCATAGTCACCAAATGTTGTCTCTATTGAGTCATCTACGATAATTTTATTGGTTCCTGTATAAGCCTTATAGATATCAGATGGGTCTACTCCATAGTAGCTAGTGGTTGATATAACCAATACCTCTTCCCAAAGATATGGGATTGCGTTCCAGTAGTTCCAATCTAGCGTTAGTGCTCCAGCTTTTTCTACCTTAAACCATGGTCTTTCAACAACATTCTGTACTTCTTGTAGATTTGTAGACTTGTAGTAAGACAGGCTATTAAACGTTAGTGGACCATTTATACGTAAAGCACCCTCATAATTATTAAAATCTTGAGTATTTGCAAACCTAATTCCAAGAGTTGACCACTCTTTAATTGTAATGGTTGGATCCTTTACTAGTTTTCCATTCAAGTAAAAGGCTAGGCCATTTTCTACTTGTCCCCTGGAATTAACGGCATAGATTTTTGCACGTTTTCCAGATGGGTGAGTGGCAACCATATAAAACTTAATATAAGAGTTTTTGCTTTGCAACTCAAAGATTTGTGTTGGAGCGTATGGAAAAAAGTCTTGATCAAACCTGAGAGACATTTGCATAGCAATTACCTTGTGATTGTCAGATCTTGATTGGTTTATTGGAACAGCTATTCCACGATTTACCATTGGGTCATACTGTCCCTTTATAGTTATTCCGCTGTTTCTTGTCATGTAAAGATATGGTGTGCTACCTTTATAAATTGTAAAAGGATTATCTTGATTATATGTAAAGTAAAATCCGTCTTTTCTATATGGATAGATGTCATTTCCAAACCTTGTTCCAATAGCAGTTGCAGATGTTTCAGAAAGTGAGAGTGAGCAATACTCTAATCTCCTAATTGCTATCGGTGTGTCTACAATGCTTAAGGTCTTTGCTTCAATATGAGTTACTATTGCAAGGTCCTCAAAAGATACTGAGCTTGGTGGATAGATAATCATATTATCTACCACTTCATACTTTGTATTTAGCCAGTTATCTCCTGGTTTTAGTATTCCGTCCTTTGATGGCCTCTCTTCATTAACAAAGGAGTTTAAATTTTTATTTGGGCTATCCTCTATCAGCTGGAACGTAACATATGTTTTTACAATTGAAGAAGATGTGTCATACTTATAAGTATTTTCAGCCCTGTTTTTCAAATCTTCATAGCTATCAAACCCTGTAAACAAATGATTATCTAGAGATTCATATGATCTTTGAACTGGCGTAGAGTATTCAGAAGCCAACTCCTCGTAGCTCCACGATCCCGTTGTTTGTTCTTGAATAAAAATAGATGGTGCTGGGTAGTCAATATTAAACTGTAGGAAGTCTAGGTCTAGCCTGCTATCTCCCCTGGCATCAGAAACTAACTTAGCAAATGTGGATAAAGGAACATAATCTTGCCAGTAAGAGTTTGAACCTACAGCCAAACCAAATCCAGAAATTTGAGAATCTACCAGAGATAGGTGATAACTTGCTATATGAGAGAAGATTATGCTGTTAGCATATTGTCCAAGAGTTCCGCCATCATAAAGAAATTCGTATACAGCAGTGTTGTAAAACTCTGCATCTGCAGTTGGAGAAAGAGTGTTTCCATCTATAAATTCATCAGTAAAGAGCAGTCCAGACTCACCAAAAATAGACTGTATTTCAGACAAATTCTTTTCTGAGCATACACCAATAGAATAAATATGTCCAGTAAATGTTTGAGTAAAATCTTTTCTTCCACCTACATACAAAGACATATTTGACAGTCTTCCGAAAAACTGTGCAACCTTTTCACCATAGTAATCAGAGAATCTTTGTATATCTATACCAATAGCAAAGTCTTCTCCCAAGAAGTATCTGTCTTTTGACTCTACTATGGTGATTCCATCTCCATCTTTTAGAATGTACTCTATCTTATCCTGAGATATAGCTATCTCAAAGTATGATCCAAAGACATTATCCTCTATCAAAAGTACTGTTTGCTTTGTTTGTGATGGGACTGATGATACTTCTTTGCACGTAACATAAAAAGCTTTTGCCTGGCTAGAAGATAAGGAAAAATTGTTTACATAAATATATCCGTTTGTATTATTCCACGCAGAGCTTGGCTTAAGAGAAATTATGCTAGCATCTCCATTTTGAATTAGTTTAACATCATTAAGCCACTGATCCTGAGTTTTGTTATTAAAAACTGCTGAGGCATTGCTATACTCTGGAAATGATACGGTATTTCCATTTATTCTTAAATTATCATAGGCACCCTGTGACCACTTACCAATATTTGGATAGCTATAGTTTTTGGAATACTTAGAAAATGGATAGTCTATGAATACAGAGCTTCCGCTATAAGAGTTGTTTATATTTTCTGGAAACTCAACACCTTGACCATAAACAAACCTTCTTTTAGCAACTTGAAGTGGTACCTTATATCCATATATTGCAACTGCATCTATCTCTACTGGAGACACATCTTGGTATGACCAAAACGCCATCCAGTCATTATCTACCGTAATGTTATTGATAGTGGAGGTTGTTCCTGTCATCTCAATTTCAGTAGCGTCTATAAAGACTTCTCCAACCTGCTCACCATTAATAATCATTGATATTGATGATGAAGAGTATCTGAGCTGAACAAGCATTGGCCTATACCACTCACCAACAAAGTGCTTAATAAAGTTATCGCCTACTTTAAAAGAAATAAATGGTCCACCAACATAAACACCATCAGTACCTCTGATGCTACCAAAGATCTTTTTATCAATAACGCTATCTGAGTTAGCTCTGATCCAGAACTCAACGGTGTAATCTTTGTATTTTCCAGACTCATTCAAAAAGCCTAGCGATGGCAAAATAAGCGATGGCTTGCTGCTTCCTACGCCCTGCATAGTAGTTACATTGTTAGTTCCATAAACCATAGGAAAGCCACTATTTTTAGCTTTAAGTGCATAGTTTTCTACAATATAATACCCGTCAAAATTTTGAAGACCATATGACTGTACTGGAATTCCAAAAAGGCCAGACTCTCCAAAAATATCTTGTGGTATTGATACAAGATCTTGTCCTAAAGACGATGAATTAAACTCTTCGGACCATTGACCCAAAGATATACCATTTACTAAGAAGCTATAATTTTCTGCATCGTCACCCTCGTAGAACCTGGCACGAACAACGAGCCTCATCATTGATGATTGTATTACTGGCGTAAAGGTTTCTGATACAAAGATCCAGTTTTGATATATTTCAGTAGAGAAAAACTTTAAGTCTTGTATAACAGCTCCACTAACGCTATCATAATATTCATAGCCAATATCAAATCCAGAAACATATGGTGTATTGGAATATAGGAAAACACCAACATTTATTGTCGATAGCTCCTGACTCAAAGCATCAAAAGAAACGATGTCTGGGCTAACAGATGTTACATAAAACTCTCTTCCAGAAGTATCGTCTACAGTTATTTTAGATACATGACTTGTAGGAAACGGCTCGTCAATAATTTCCCCTACAAGCTCTGCTACTCCATTATCAATCTGCCAAGATTCCATATCTCTCTGGTTCTCAGAAATTAGAGAAATATAGTCAGCAGAATCATCTAGTGGCCAAAGGGCAATAGGATGTTCAGAAAAGACTTTTTCTGCGTAAAGATTAGATGGATTAGACATTGTTCACCACCTATAGTTTACCACAGACTAATCTAATAAATGCCAAAAGGCTGGCGACATGTACTTTGTTCCACTCGTAATCTCTCTAGATTCGTGGAAAAATGGGGGTATTGATGGGAAAATTACTAGGCTTCCAGCAGTTGGCTTAATAACTATGCCCTGATCTGGAAAAGCAATCTCTCCACCAGAATAGTCATCGTTAAGATATAGCACAGCAGAAATATGCTCTGTTGTTGGATTTGGTGATGAGTCTGTGTGTGGACCCATAGATGCTCCAGTAAAATACTTGCTTATACTTATTGGCATTTGTGATCCCAAGCTTACCCCAAGAGTATTTGCGTAATCTTGGCCATATTCTAAAAGGGTATCCTTCAATAGTGAAAAAATAAGCTTTACATTTTCAGCTGCTGAAATAAAGGCATCTGGATTTGTGATTTTTCTTTCACCAAACACATAAGAACCATTACTAGATGACCAGGAATGCCAGTTAGATATTAATGAGGTTTCAGACAGATCGTCATTTGATAGCTCAATAGCATCTACTAAACCTTTTGGGTCTTCAATAACAGACTCGTAATAAAATATTTTTTCTGCAAACACTACAGGCTTAGATGACATTTAGGAATTCCACTGCTTCTTTTGCTCGTCCTGCTTTGGCTGCTCGGCCATCTTTAATCTTGCAAGTTCTTCTAGAAATCCTTCTGGATAGTCTATATCTGCATAGTCCCAAGATAGAAGCATCGTATAACGCTCTCCAGATGTAACCTCAGTTACTGAGTGAACATTATCAATGCCAACATCGAATACAATTACCGTTCCTGCCTTTGGTGCAATAGAAATGTTGTGATCTCTAAATGCCAGGTTTCCGCCTTCATAGTTATCATTAAGATAAATAATTGTAACAAGCTTATTATCTTGCCAGGCATTTGGAGTTCCATCTAGCTCTGCATTGTCTGCGTGGTCTCCTGCATAAGCCCCTGGAAGCCATTTGTGGGCACTCAGTGTAAGATTTCTAACTGGTCTACCCATAACATCTTCAGCAATGTTTTTTAGAGATTGCCTTAGCTCTTCAAAAAAGTTTGTATTAAATAGCTCAATACCAAGCTGACTCTTTGGTCCATTTGGGTCCATTACACGAGCATTAAAAAAACAAGTCTCTTGCCACAAAGAATCTCCAGCATCATAGTATTCTATAAGCTTCTGGCATTCATCGCTTGACAAAAAGTTTTGAAACTCTACTATATCGTGTTTGTGAATAATCTTTTCCATAATTATTAGGCAAGCTTATTGCCCTTAGACCACTCCTCTTTTTGCTTAGCCTGCTGATCTCTAACTCTCTTTGTCTCTTCTTCCCACCAGGTCTTCTTTTCTTCAGAATATTCTGCGTCAGCAAAGTCCCAGAAAGAGACCATAGTGTATCTAGTTCCAGAGGTAATTTCTGTAACTCCATGGATATTCTCTACCCCACCAGGGAAAGTAATTAGTGCATATGGAGTTGGCTTGAACGAGATGTCGTGATCTGGGAAATAAAGATCTCCACCTTCATAATCTCCATTTAGATATAGGATTGCAACATACTTGTTAATTTCAAAGGCGTTAGGCTCTCCGTGGTTATCAGAATTGTCAGAATGTGGGTTAGCAAATCCACCAACATCCCACTTCTGAGCATGAGAGGTGTTTGCCTTAACCTCTCTACCAAATACGGCTTCTACATGAGACTTAAACTGCTCACGCAAGTTATCAAAAAAATCTCCAGGTAAGTTATAGTCTGCAAGCATTGGGTCGTTTGGCTGTAATCCCATGCCAGAAGAACCGTAGAAAGCAATATCTCCCCACATCTCAGCCTTTGCCTCAAAGTAGTTGATCATATTTTTTGCATCTTCTGGACTTACAAAGCTTGGAATCTCTACTATCCTATTATCCTTAATTCCAAGAATACTATTTTCTATTGGTTCATCCTTATAATATATAAAACTATCTTTATTGACAATATCAGACATTGTCTACCTCCGAATTATTGTGAGCAGTGATAGTCCAGAAGAATGGGCAGGTATACCTGATTCCAGACTCTATTTTAGTTATGCCATGAATATAGTTCATGTCTCCAGGGAAGAAGTAGGCAGCTCCACGCTTCGGCTTAAACTGGATTCCCTGGTTTGGAAAATATAGCTCTCCGCCTTCATAGTCGTCATTTAGATAGATAATTGTAGCAATGTCGTACCAAGGAAAATCATTAGGCTTTCCTGCATTCTCTCCCTCATGCAATTCTTTGTCTGCGTGAGGCATCTGTAAATTACCTGGAAGCCAGCGGACAAGTGCTGGCGATGTTGGAGAAGCACTTACATTAAAGAACTTATCAATCTCAACCTTCAATCTTTTAACGATTGATCTAATCATTTGTACTGTCTCAGGACTTGTTTGATTAATTGTTGGATAAGTTGCTACACGACCGTCCCAATATCCAGAATCATATATCACAGTTCCGTCTTCATTGTAGTGTGTTTGAGTAACATCCCAGGCTTCATTATTGCGAATAAATCCATTTAATGCCTGAAGCTCTTCTTCCGTTAAAAAGTTTTCAAGGGTTCCAATCATTTCTGGTCCGTTGCCAAAAAAACCAGATGGTGTTATTGATACGGGGTTATCGTTGTAGTTATTAGTATATTGATTTTCCATAAATCAATTATAGCACGTTACTCGTACTTGCGTCTTTCCCAAACATCACGCTGATATATGCCACCACTAGGCTTTCTATACTTAAAGGTATTTGCCATATTCTTTGTATAAAGTTCCTTTGGGTCCTCTATCACTATCTCCGACTTCCAGTCTTCACGCTTAAACGGAACTATTTGTGCATATGGGGTTCCTGCTGGAATTACACCAGTAAAACCCTTGGCTATAAAAAATGGCATAGTTCCTGGCAAATGAACCTTGTCATTATCAATGATTCCGCTAGTAGTTAAGAATGGTAAGTCAAACCTGTTAAATGGTTGTGAGTACAGTGCACTATATCCAGAAGGCAACTCAACTGCCCAGTCTGCCCACCATGCAAAGTGATTCTCATAGTACCCCCAAGGAATCTCAAACTGTGGCATTGGATCTCTAGCCTGAATAAAATCCTTGTACTGATCATCTAAAATTTTTACTGAAATTACTCCAGAATCATTAAGATAAAACTCAATATCACATGGTGTTCTATAAACATATCCAGTTGTCATGATATCATAGAGTGCAGGGCAAGCTTTCCATGTAACAACCCTACCACCATCTTGTCCTATCCATGGCTCACCATCTGGCCTCATTGCATACCTGTCAGCGTCTTTATACCAGACTGGAATAGACTTACTAGTGGGCGTTGGCTTTGATGAGCTGTCTGTGGTTAGCCAAGACCTATTTGAAATAAACCTAATAGATTTAGTCATTTATAACTTTCATTATAATCTTCTTGGCCTCGTGCTCACCAACAGAATCTCCATTATGATCAACTGCATCACGATAGTAGTGTGTCCAATCTCCTACTGAATTTTTTGCTTCAGAGGCTTTTGCCCGATCACCCATTCTTTCTGACCACTCACGAGTTTTCCACAATTCTGGGATCCCTTCTATAACCTTAAGATTATAAGATTGCACATCATTTAAAGATATTGGCAGAATTGCAGCAATTGGAGTGTTTGCTGGAATAGTGATAACCTCATTTGGCTTATTTACTATCCAGGCTACTGGAAAGTCATTCTCTAAAACTGATGTGCTTAAGAGGGTTGTGAAGCACTGTGTTCCCTCTATAAACTGATTTGGCACTGGCATTGTTAGAAGTGATACGTTTTTCTTAGATGAAAAATATACTCCAGTATTAAAACTTATAGTTCTATTCCCCCTATTTGGATGAACATATTTTTCTCCAGATAGTATTGATACGTGTCCAGCAGTTGAATCATTTATTCCGTCCCAAATAAAAGATATATCTTCTGGAAACGATATATACCAACCTAAACGATTTGCTAAAGAAACTGGAAAACATTGATATGCATGTCTATCAAAGGTTAGGTCCATCCAATCCCTTTTAAGTGGTAGCTGATCTATATTTGCAGAATTGCTACCTAGTCGATAGACAGCTATATCTTTCACTAATTACCCGTTTCCGTATAAAATTCTGGCTTGTGGTATTTGTCGGAATAATCAAGCATTGT